GCCGCGCCAGTATTAAACTCCACGCCTAACTGGTCTATGGTAAACGTCTGTACAGCTAGCAAAGGTAGGAGATACATTGTGCCCGTTACCCCTGCTGAAAATTGGTTACCGGCCACATAAGGGAACGGTAGTATCCAATTTCCCGCCGTAGGGCCGGGGAATATCGTGCTTCCACTGCTGCTCGATCCTGTGGGGCCGGTAGGGCCTGTAACCGTCGATTGACTTCCGGTTGAACCTGTGTTACCGGTCGAACCGGTAGGACCGGTTGGACCGGTAGGTCCAGTACTACCAGTTGATCCGGCAGAACCGTTAGTTCCTGCGGCTCCTGTAGCTCCGGTTGGACCGGTAGGTCCAGTACTACCAGTTGATCCGGCAGAACCGTTAGTTCCTGCGGCTCCTGTAGCTCCGGTCAGTCCGGTAGGTCCAGTGCTACCAGTTGATCCGGCGGTGCCGTTAGTCCCCGCCGCGCCAGTAGCTCCTGTAGCTCCCGTGGTCCCTGTAGCTCCCGTAGGTCCCGTATTACCGACAGCGCCGGCACTCCCGGTCGGTCCAAGTCCGCCAGTGCTTCCCGTAGGGCCTGTTCCACCGACGCCTCCCTGTTGCAGCGCAAGGATATCAGCCGCCGCGCCGCTATCAAGTTCGTAGATTAGATCAAGAAGTTGCTTGGTGACGCCGCCCGGGTAATACTGGCTCGGCCGTTCACCGTTAACGACTTCGGGTTGAGGGAGATACGACATGGGTTACCCCTTCGCATCGCCACGCCGGAAGCGCCCCTTACCGTCGTGCACGAGAGGGCCTGCTTTGTAGCGATCTTCGCTTTCGGGTCCCAACAGCGTGGCGCGGCGCGGCAATACGCCTTCCTGTTTTCGCAGTACGTCGTCTAACCCGCGTGCGTCCGTTACGTAGTCGGGACGCTCTTGGCCGATATCGCGCAGCGCTTTTATCGCGGCCGTCGATATCCGCTCGATCTTGGCTGCGATCGACTGGTTGAGTACCATTCCGCGACGCTGGCTCATGGAGACCTCGGAGTTTGAAGATCGCTAGCAGCTTCTCGGGCGGCAGCGATCGTGCATCGGTATAGCTCGCGCACATGAGCACGCGCTTCTGCGGGACTGTGACGATCGCCTTGTTCGAGAGGGCGACCGTCCACCAGTTGTCATCATCCTTCAGTTCGACCCAAAGCGAGTAGCCGCGGAGTTTCAGTTCCGGGACCTCGACCTCGGCACGAAACGTTACTACACTCACTGCCGTGGCATGACCGTCTTAAGAGACTTGTCACGTCCCTTTTCACCGGGGCCAGACTTGGTGTACTCCTGCGGAGACCCCGGCTTGGCTTCGGTCTTGGTGAACTTGCTGTCCCCCACTGCCATGCCGGCCGTAAAGGGATCGGGCTCCTTCATGAAGCTACGGGCGCGACCGAGGACCGGTCCGCCGGCAGCATAGGAGCCGACACGAACATCGCCGCCCTTGACGTAGCCGCCACGGGCATAGCTGTTGGTGTCGTTGTCCTCGTCCTTCTTGGTGTCGCTTTCGCCGCCGCTAGGCGCCGGCTTCGACGGGATCGGAAACGTCTTCATGGCACATTACCTCTTGCCGTACAGGCGCTTGCCGACGGTGGGTCGGCTTTGCGGGTTGCCTATTGGAGCGTTCGTCGGGGGCGGCGCATAGGCACCTGCCACTCCCATGGTCGGCGGCGGGGCTGCGCCCATCGACACCACACCACCATCAGCAAGCCCCGTACCAAACGCATGAGCGCCACGGGCTTGGGCTTCCTTAGCGAGTTGCTTGTGCTCGACCGTACCGCCATGCGCGAAGCTGGTATCCCCGTCCGCACGCGCGAAGTCACGGCCGACCTTCTGAGGAATGCCGGCTTTGGCAGCGAACTTCGGATCATGTGCAACACCTTCCATCAGGCGGTGCTGGGCTGGGCTAGTCGAGGGCATCGGAACCTCCGTTACAGTTACGGTAACATCAGCGGGTAAGCTTATTGTAAACGTTTTCCTCCCACCCGCGGTTCCCCTTGCGGGCACGCGCGGCGGCATCCTGCGCCTCCTTGACGGGCGAGTGGGCCTCATACGCGATGGCGGCAGGGGACGGGTTGCGGAAGTCTAAGGCTTGGTCACGGACGCTGCCCAGCGCGCCGCCCGGGGAGCGGCTCTCCAGCGCCTTGGACGCCATGGCATACGGCGCGATGAACGTCTTGGCGCCGGCGGCAGCGCCTTGGGTAGCAACCCGACCGGCTGCCTGAAGTCGGTTCGGACCCTTCGCCATGCGCGCCATGTCGCCCGGCTGCACGAACGGACGGCCGGCAAAATCGCGGTTCTTGTAGAGGTCATAGGCGCCGCCGACCAACGGTGACAAGGTGAGAGCGCTCGACGGACCCACGTTCAACAGGTCCTCCTTACCCTCCATCGCCCGGGCGACATGATTGGGGAGGGCTAACGGGCCTCGGCGCCGCGCCTCAGAATGGTTGTTCCCGGTCAGCGCCTGCGCAGCCTTATCCCATAACGGGTAGACCGCGAACGCGAGAATACCAAGCGCCATCATCTTGCCGATGGCGTCCTTCCGTTCCTCGCCGGTCCCTTGGACGCTGTCCTTAACGATATGCGCATAAGAGTTGAACACGCCATGGTGATAAGGTCCGAACGCAAAAAGAGTGTTGTCGCGCAGCGCGTTTGCTATGATACGCCCCCAGTTCTTGCCGCTGATCACGCGGCTCGGCACGCGGTAGTTCGGGAAGTGCTTCTCCACGTCGGTAATCGCCTCTTTCATTGTGCTTCCACCCTTCATCCGTTCCGCCACTAGTTGGGTATAGAACATATCGTTAGCCATCCACATGATCTTGCTGGATGCGCGATAGATCGCGCGCGCGAGGTCGGCCGAGTTCCACTCAGGTCCAAACACCCGAGCGATCGGGTCCCATTTCGACGGCTGACTGGCGATGGCGACGCCAGCCGCCTTAGCGATATTATGCAGTCGGTTCTGATTAAGCACACCACCGGTCTGAGTACCACCACCATGCTCACGGATAATATCTTGGAAGCGACGATAAGCCGGACTGTTAAGTCCCATCATCGTTCCAAGCGGTGACTTTACGATTGCGGTGTCTTGCGAGAGAACAGATCGAATGCTAAAGAGACTGGTTTCGTACAGGTCCTTGTACGCCTGCGGCTTAATCCATAACGAGCCGCGGGCGACAAACCAGTGTGCGCCCACGTTCGCGATATGGAACGTCGGCAAAAGGAACAACATCTTTGTCACCTTCTCACTAAGGTTCCGGATCGCGTTCCACGCCTCATTTGACGTGAACCCGGGCGCTGCAAAATCGTCAAAGACTTCACGCACGCGAGGGTGCATATACCAATCCCTCATTTGCGGCATGACCGTCTTTTGCCACGGCTCGTCCTTCTTCGCCCATGCCTGTGCCTGTGCTGCATCCGGCGTGCCGAGCTTCCGCGACAATAGATCGGGCTTGAGGCTCTCCAGATACTGAAGGTGGGATAGAATATCTCGCAATTCAGCGTTGGTAACATAGGCGCTCAGGATCGCGCTCTTGTAATATTTAGCAGGCTGGCCGTTGGAGAAGTTGGCATGCGCCTCGATCTCAGGGGTGAGCGCATCGCGTACCGTCTGCAAGACGTTATTGTGATCGCGGAACTGGGTCCCTACCGACGTATCAAACGCCGCGTTCTGTCGCAGCACTGATCGGTGATTGTGCCACTCGCTGTAGCCGCGATCATTTTGAGAGACAATCGTCCGTTTACCGTTCGGGTCTTCAAGCGCCATGAACTCACGCTGCATGGTCTGCTGGGCTGATAGTTTCAACCCGCGGCGGCGCGTTGCCATCACGTTGGCGACAGGGTCACCGCCGAAGTCCGGATGCAACCCCTGCGGAATACGCGACGTATGGCTGTGGACCTTGGGGCCAAGCGTCCCGGGCGCAAGGGCCTCGATTTGATCCGTGATATGGTCATTGTCTTCAAACACCGGATCAAGTTCCTTATAGTATGCATCGCGCTGATCCTTCGGCAAGCTGGCGATATCATCCCGCTCGCGGGCCAGATAAACATCGTCACCCTCCTTAAGAATATCCGAGTGCTGGGCTGCTTCCTTCTCACGATCAAGCCAGTTGGTATCGCCCATCTTGCGGACCTGATAAAAACCGTCGTCAACACTACGAGCATATTCTTCGCGCCATGACGACGGCGCTCGCGCCATGAACCGCTTGGCGAACTGTTGCTTCTTAGGTCCGAGAAACCCACGGATGGATTGGATCAGACGTTGGGGGTTAAAGCTACCGTCCTCGTTGGTGAGGAAGTCCGCGGCGTCGTAATAATCAAGTCCCGGCTTCTGGCCGGCGCTACGTTCGCCCCAGTTCTCCGTCTCCCAGTCGCTCGCGTCGTGCTCGGCGGGACCGAACTCGCGCTCCCACGCCGCGCGGTCCTTCGGGTCAAGCGTCTTAGTCCATTCACCAATCGCGCTATCGATCGGATCGGTGGTAACACGCCGCTTGTTCATGGCAACATCGGTATCGACACGGTTCATGCCACGAACTTCGCGTCCAGTGGCGCCGCGGCGTAGCATGACTTCGTCCCGAATGAACTTCGCTACGTCGGCCGGCTTCACCTTGCCGGGCTCCAGCGGTTCGCCGGCGCGGTTGAACACCAGCTTGTAAGCATTACGCAGCCACTCCTGCGGGCCGGTGCGCTTTACCGGCATGGGACGGAGCGGGTGCTTGCCGAAGTTTTCCTCCTGCGCATGCGCGACGGCGTCTTGTAGCCGCTTCACGAACGCAGCGCGATCCTCAAGGGTTGTCGGGACCTTGTCGTTCGGCGGCGGGAACTTTTCAAACGCAGCCTGCGCAGCATTCTGTGCATGACGCGCGGTGCGTGCCTCCGTCTCGGAGCCAGCGGTAATCGTCTCGCCTTCGTTCTGGACCACTGCGCGCGCGTTCTTCTTTTGGGTGGCGACGCGCTCCTGCTCCGTGGCGCGGCGCTCAGCGAGCCCGGGGTTCTGCGCTTCCTCCAGCATCTGGGTTGCGCGGGTATGCTCGTCCTCCGTCTGGGCGCGCTCCAGCAGCCGGCGCGCGGTCTGCGCCTTGGCTTCGTCCACCAGTCCGCTTCCCTCTTGCTGGGGCGCAGTGAGGTCACGTAGGATGCGCCGCACCGTCACGGCATGCTCCGGGCGGCTCTCGACCGCGTCGGCAACTTTGTCCATACCCAACTTGCGAAGCTGTGTTACCGTGTCGGTAACAGCCGCGTCGGCGATCTCGCTCGGCTTCTGGGGCTGATCCGGCTCTTGGGCGCCAGCGTCCTGCGTCCCTTCGTCAGGCTGGATCGCTGCCTTCTGTGCGGTGTCAATGTTGGCTTCAGCCGGCTCTAATGTCTCAAATGACGGCTTGACGCCGCTGCCACTACTCGACGGATGCACGTTGCTATCCGCCGTCGCGCGGTAGTCGCGCGCGCTCCCAACACTCAGCGGGTGGTCAGGGTTGCTGCCGACAGTCGAAGAATTACGCGGGGGCGGCGCTTCTGCATGCGCGGTCCCGACCGTGCTGGCGTTGTTGCGCGCCGGCGTTGCCTCGCGCTTGGACGTGACGATAAACTCTTTCGTCTTCTGCGGAGGCGGGCCGAGTTGCTCCGGGGTCGGTGTCACGTTGTCGATCGGCGCTGTCCCGGGCTGCGACTGGCCCGCGAGGTTCTCGTTGGCGACCTTCCCCTTCAGGCTGCGCGGGAGCCGCGACTTACCATAATTTATCCCAAGCGACTGCGCCGGTGCGCCCTGTTGGGGCTGTGTGCCGCCGGGGTTGTCCTGCATAATGGAGTTCCCCATGTCCTCAGGGAACCCGTGGCCGGCAGCACCTTGGCCTTCCGTGTTACCGAGGTCCGGGTACATGGTCTCGGGCTCAGGCCCCGGCTCAACCGTCTGCCCCTGCTCCCAGTCCGTGCCCTTAGTGTAGTCGGGGCTGTATTGGTTCTCGTTGTCCGGCGGGTTCTCGGCGACGGGCTCCGTCTCCTCGCGCTCGTCCGGTCGCCCGGGCCGCCCTTCGGGAGGCACTTGCTCCGGGTTCCAGAAGGCACGTGAGCGCGCCTGTCCAGCGTTGATCGCCGCCTGCGTCGCAGCCGGGAGCCGACCCCGGATATTCTCCGCGGCTTGTGTCCCGACCCCTTCCAGCGCGCTCCCGATCCGGGTCCGCTTGTTCATCAGGGCCATGGCGCCGGACGCCAACGCGATCTTGCCGGGGTCGAGGTCCTCGCCTTGCAGCTTCTCTTGTCCCGCTTCCAGCCCGGCGCCGACCGTCGCCGGCAGAACGCGGGTCGCGAGCTTCCCGGCCGTGGACGGGTTGAACGCAAGTAGGTTCGGCGCCAGTTCACCAGCCATGGCCGCATACGGATGCGCCTCCACGTCAGCGGTACGGCTGGCTGTGTCGAGCAGCCCGAGCTTCTCAAGAATGTAGTCTTGGACCTTGGACACCGCGGCGCCGCCTAGCATGGCGCCCCCGATGCCGCCGATCAAGCCCCCGAGAGGCACAGTGATAGGGGCGATCGGGACGGGAAGGGCGCCTATCGCAGCGCCGAGTTCACCGCCAACCACCGCGCCCGCAATGCCACCAGCCGCCGGGAGTGCGCCGCGTGCCGCCCCGCGGGCGAATGCGCCGGCCGCGGAAGGCTCGCCAACGGTATACCCCTTTGCCTTGATTTCGTCGTCGGAGATTACCGGCCAGTCGGTATCAGCCTCAGAGGGCTCATTATCGCCGACGGTATATCCCTTTGCCTTGATTTCGTCGTCGGAGATTACCGGCCAGTCGGTCTCAGAAGGTCCTTCAACCGTGCCACCTTCGGCAAAAGCTAGCGTACTGCCGGCCGAACGAATGGTATCCGCTGCCGGGCTATCCGCGAGTTGTGCCAGCTTCGGGTTGGCCACCGTCGTCTCCGTTACTGGTTGGCGTAGACCGGCTCACCAGTCGCCTTGACGCCAATTTGTCGCCGTACGTTTTGACCACTGGGGCTAGCCCCTGTTTGCGGAGCAGTTGCACCATTAACGACCGGCGCCGCCGGCGCTCGTGTCGGTTGAGTTTGCCCGAAGATACCATGGACATCAACTCCCTGCTTCTTCAACTCGGCGAACACAGTATCGAGGTCCTGCCCTTGGGCGGTCATACCCTTGATCGCAGACTGAATAATTCCACCTTGTGTCTTTTCTTGGTCCGTCGCCGATTGACGCGACATCTTGAGACCAAGAGCCATCATATCATTCTTCATCTTCTGGTCAAAGCGCTTATTCTCGGCGTCCTGTCGGATGCGCTGGATATTCTCGCCATGCACACCGCGAATATCCCACATTTTCTCGCGCCCCTCCGCCCCGATCTTGGCGCTCTCCACTGTGGCAGCACCGCGGGTATTCGCCACGTTCTCGGATGCAGTCCCGCGCGTCTGTGCGACGCGAAGCAGGTTCTCGCCCTTCTCGCGCTCCAACTGTAGCTGGTGTGCGCGGGCCTCGCGCTGCTGCTTCTGCGCTACCATGAACTCGTTCTGCTTCTGCCGCTCGGCCCAGCCGCCGCCCGGGTGCATCATTTCAGCCTGCGTGCGATCCTCTGCGTCGGGAGCCGCCGGCTGCGGCTGCGCCTGAGTTTGATCGCTCACACCGGCTGTCGCACCAAGCGCCTGCATGGCCGCATGCGGCCCGTGCACAAGAACACTATACCCAAGACCGTTCTGGGTCCCAAGGAGCTTCTGGAACTGCGTGGGATTAAGCGTGTATGCCTGCGGCTGACCATCCGGGTCCGTTACCGTTGCGGTAACATTTCCGTGGTTCGCCTCGAAATGGATACTTTCCTCGACCGGCAAGTTCTTGAACGCGCGGTTCGCGGCATCGACGGCCGAGCCGATATTGCCGGCGCCGACAGCGTTTGCAGCATAGAACCGGAGCGCGTCATACTTCTGGACCTGACCTTGCATCAACGCCGCGGCGGCGGCCGGACCCGCCTTTTCTGTCGCATACTCCAAGGCGTCCAACGACTGCTGGTTGGGCGACTTGATGTTGTTCGGGTCCACAGCGTTGACGAGCGCGGACTGGGTCTGCGGGTCCATGGCGTTCGAGCCGCGAAGGAAGTTCGTCAAGCGACGATGAAGGTCTCCCATGAGCGGACCACCGAGCACGTTAGCCGCCGTAGTATCAGCCGCAGCTAACGCGCCCGGGATTTTCTTGGTGACGCTCCAGTCCTGCGCCGGGAGCGCGTTCCACGCCGTCTTCGCGGCGTCGAGCGGGTTACCCTGTGGGCCGCCCGACGAGATACCATAGCTGGAGAGAAGATGCTGGAGCGTGCTCTCCACGATGGCGGACATTTTCCGCTGCGCCGGCCCCAAATCAAACTGTGTAGACTGCGGCGGGGCCTGATCGTTGTCGGGTCCTTCGGTTCCAGTCACGGCGCCCGCGTCCGGTGCAGTCGTGGACTGTTCCGCAGTGGTCGCGTCAGTGTCCTGCGCATCCGGTGCGGTGGTCGGGATCGCACCTTCGTTCTCGTCCGTAAACTCGTCCGTGTCGGCCATGGCTTACTCCGTCGGGATCGCGCCGCGCTGTGAGGGCAACCGAGGACGCAACTGCGGCTTGGCGGTCGCACCCTTATGACCCTTCTCGCTCTCTTGGATCATCTTGTGGAACTTGCCTTTACCCCACCACTCCACGGCATGACGCGGCATGATGAACTCCCCGGCGTTCACCCGGATATCGTCGCCCGTCTGGTTGACCTTCGCCGGAACATCATCGGTCATCTTACCACGGCTCGGGCTTGCGGAGTAGGGGATCGCGCCGCCTTCCGCGTAGTCGCTATCGCTATCACTCCCCTCGCTCATACCAGTATTGAAGCTGCTGTCAGGCTGCTGGAAACCGGTTGCATTACCATAACTCCCGGTCATATCGCCTTCGTTGGTATCGGCGCCATATCCCCCACCGCTGTTATCAAAGCCAGCGGGCATCTGACTAATGCCGTTCCATCCGCCAGCGCCGCCGGCCCCAAGACCGCCGCCTTGGTTCTCGCCTTCCCCAATTCCGCCCGCCATCGCCGGGTCCCAGTTGCCGCCGCCCTTCACGTCATACTCGCCGGGACTTCCGTAATTATTCCCATACGGGATCGCAGGCGACCCCGGGGAGCTACTGTTTGACTTACCACCCGGGCCTGCACCAGCGCCGCCGTGCTGCAAGCCGAGGGCGCCCCAGCCCTGCGGAGAGCCCATCATATTGACGCCCTCTTGGGAGTTCGCCAGCTTAGCGTTCTCGGCCGCGCTCGCCGCGCCGGACGCCGCGTTGTAGGCGGCGGCCGCCTGCGACGGCATGACAGAGCCGAGTTGCAGCGCCTCGCTGCGCAGCGCGCGTCCCGTCGCCTCCGTCTGCTGTTCAGCTTGGAAGCCGGCGCCGGCCTGCGCGGCCGCCTCGTTCATACGCTCGGCCGTATCAAGTTCCGCATAACGGCCGCTCGACGGGTCGATGCCATACCCTTCAAGATCGCTCAGGGCACCCTGCCGTTGCCCGTTGTACGCCTGCGCGACGCCGCTCTCCGCGGCGCCCATGGCCTGCTGGATACGGGCCTGCGACGCATAATTGTTGGCGTCGTTCACAAGGCTGCTATACTCGGGGAGGAAGTCGCTCTGATATGTGCTCATGAGCGTATTGCCGACGCCCGCGAGTTCGCTATAATTGCTAAACAAATCGTTAACGGTCTGGTCAGTGACGGCGCTATTTTGGGCAAACTGCTGCTGACCCCATGCCATCTGCTGTTGCATGTAGTTATCGGCCGCCATCTGAATGACGCCCGGAATAGACAAGCCTTGGCTGCCAAGTTCCCGTTGCTCGGTCCCGAAGCCAAAAATTTGGGAGAGGTCCATGGTTTACCCCTTGGCGCCTTTGTCAAGCCGCCGTTAGCCTATAGAGACAATCTTAAACCAAAGTTACGGGAGGGGACCTGTAAACGTGGTCTCCTGCACGGATAACGCCGAGTTGCTCGGAAGCGCGACGATCTCGTTCGCCACTGCTAGGCTCGTATAGAAACCGCCCACGTACGTGAAGGGAATGTCGAGTTCCTCTACGTCATACTGCATGACAGAGACGAACCCGTTTAGTGCTGGGTCGTTCGGGCCGCGGCCTCCCGTATAGAGAAAGCCCGGAGGGGTCGGCGCGCCGCCCAGATTGAGCGACCGCACGAGCGGCGTGATCGGCGGGAAGGTCACCGGGGTCGCATCGACGTTGACAGCGCCATAAGGATAGTCCACTCCGTCAAAGCTGACAAAGTTAAGGCCGATCGCGCCAACAATAACATAGACCTTCGTCTGTATCGGTGGGGCCGGACCTGTCGCCCCGGGGAAGTGAACCGCCGTGATCCACTGCAAGAAACTCAGGTTCGGGTTCGATATTAGGAGCTTCGTGCCCATCTTGCGTACCTAGTGAGTTATAGGTTCCACGTCCATTGCTCACCGGTCACCGTGTCCTGCATGACAAGCTGGGTGATTTGCTCAAAGGTTACGCTCGCGCCACTGGTCGGATCGCTTACCGTCACCGACTGGGTCACTCGCGAGAGTTCAACGAACCGGCCAGTCTGGCCCTTGGTCGGCTGCTTCTTGGTGCTCGCGCTGTTAGAACCGGTATCGGGTTTCTGACCGCTAAGCTGGCGCACATTATACACCAGCGCCGCCACGGTGTTCTCCAAGCCCTGTGAGGTCCCATCTACTTCGGGGACCGCCATCAAGGTCGGCGTGGTCGGCTGGTCGGTTCCTTGCCCCTGCGAGCCGGTCAGAAAGATAGCCATCGATACACCTTATTTCGCCAGTCATTTCGCCAGCCGCAGTTCCTTGACACTGGTTGCCAGCTTGATATTCGTGACGCTTACAACACCCTCGATCTCCACCTGCCACGTCGTATACTTCTGCGCCGACGTGATCCGCATGAGTTCAGTCGAGTAGCGCAGTTCGCGCTCCGTGATGTAATTCCCATCAGCGATGATCCGCACCACGCCAAACATCCCGGGCGCATATGCTAGCGTCGCCGTCGGCGACACCACAAACGGAACCTCAGTGCGAGACGCAGGCGGCGTTTGCGGGCCGCCCGGCGGGATATCAAACCAGACGCGGAAGGCATCGTAGTTTTCTCGGTTTGGGCCTTGGAACTTTTTGGAGCGCCAGATGGATTTTGTGATGGTAGGAGCGGGGTTAGGAAAGTCGTAATAATAGGTATTGCCCCCGGCAATAAGGAGAGTAACCCCAGACCAAGGATCAGTAAGTACATTATCAATGTTAGCCCCGTTAGGAGCGCTGAGAGTGCCGAAGCCAATACGATGACCACCAACTTGAGGCCAAATCGTAAAGCTCTGAGTGTTTGCGATTTCACTGAGTTCAATAGTGAACCCTTGCTGCGCGACGCTGGTGTCCGGCGTTCCATTGGTAACCCCTGTCGTTCCAAACGCGAAGTACGTGCTCACGTTCTTGGCTGCACGAACAAACTTTTGGGGAGTGTAAAAATCCCATTTCTCACGCGTGATCCAGTCCTGCGTGGTATTCACTGCGTAGCCGTTTCCGCTGACCTTGATCAAGCCATTGACGCTCGGATAGTAGACCCCGTTCTCGGTACTCAGGATACCGCCGCGCGACGTGCACGGCTCAGGCAGCGGGATACGCTGTTGCGTCACCGTGTTAGGATTTACACCAGTAAAAACCTGCGGGTTGTATTGGGTGCACGCAACCACGCTGGCACCCGAAACACCGAGCCCGACGATCGGATAGTCCGTCGTCATCACGTAGCCGGATGGCCACGCGTGCGGCCGGAAAGGCTCGCAGAACCAAACCTCGTTACCCTTGAACCCGGCGATCATCCCGTTGGGCATGGTCACCATGCCTTGTAGGTTCGTCGGCGGACCAAACCATGTCGTACTGGGCAGAATGAGATTATCAGCTACCACGTCGTCAGTGACATTATCGGCGAAGTTCGAGCACGTAGCAGCAAAAGATGCCACAAGAAAGAAGACCGTTCCACCTTGGACGGACGACATGGTACGATAGAGGTTCGTCTGCACGATGTTGCGCAGCGTCCCCATATCCTCTTTGAGCGGCGGCTGGAGCCCCACATTCCATGTCGCGTTATCGTAGGCGTCCAAGAGCGCTGGCGGGGACGGTGGGCCTTCCTCGCCGTACGCGGTGACCCATGTGTAGACGTACGCACGCGTTTCCTCCTGTGCTTCACCCGAAGTGCCCGGCGTCAGGTTGCCCCACAGTTGGAGGTCCGGGAAGCCGGTGGTCATGTTCGACGGCGCTTCCGGGGAGCCGGTAGTCGCGTCGGTCGGCAGCGCGCTAAGCTGCCCAAACTGCACGATGGATGACAGACCTTGTGCCTTGGTGTCGCCAAGCGCGAGCGTCATGTTGCCGTTCGGAATGTACTGATTGATGAAGCCGCCGCCGTCGAGCAGCGCGCCAATCCAGTACTGCGTGTTTGCCGTCAGCGTCGGCGTGGTCCCCATCACCGATGTTACCGCCTGCGGTAACGTAGGCGCGGCGCTCCCCAGAAGCTCGCCCTGCGAGCCGACCGCGATAATATCGCCCGGCGCGTTGCTCTCGGTCAAACTGGTCGCGCTCACGTCGGCGAAGATCACGCCGCGGAACAGGAAGTTCGCATTAGCGCCGAGGGTCGCCACCTGCACACTGATGCTGGCGAGCGTCGCCTCAACGCTGGTCTGCATCGGATACAGCACGAGGATGCTATCACCATCGACTTGGTCATTTACGGGGAGTTGCCCGTAATACTCGGTACCGCCGACGTTGTATGGCTGCAAGAAATTATACGTGGTCGCCGTGTTTGAACCCGGGAAGCCGATCTGGGTGGGATTACCACCGCCCGCCACCGCAAGGGTCGGCGCGATCGGAGGCGCAGGCACGCCAAGGAGCCACGGCGACTGCCCGTTCTTGATCCGATCATAGGTGTTGTACTGGGGCGGCAAGCTGGGGCTCGCCCAGTAGTACCGTTGGAACTCATCGTCCACCACCGGCGTACGGAGCACGTTCGTGTCTTGATCAAGGAACTCCAGCCACGCGGACGCTCCCGTGATCGTGGTGTCCGAGGTCTGATTGGCGCCACCGGTGAACAGCGTCGTGCGATCACTCAACGACGCGAGGTCAAACGTCCACGCTAGCCGCGCGCCGTTCGTGCTCTCGGCAACAGGCGTTTGGTTATAGGCGGCGCCGAACTCGGGCGCCTGCAAGGACAAATACGGGAACGGGCCGCCACCTTGGATCGTCGCCACGTTGAGCGTGTTGATCGGATCGGATGACGTGAGCACCGCCATGGTCCCCCAAAGCTGCCAGTTAGGCTGGTTCTGGTTATAGGCGCTCTCCAGCGAGCCGACCGTCGTACCGCCAGTTGTGACACCGGTAAGCTCAGTGGTCTGGAACGGGTTCGGGGGACCGTTGGTATAGGTGTTGGACATGGAGACACCGAGCGTGCCGTTGCTCGACTGATTGAGCGGCACCGACGTGTCCATGATGAAGCCGATCCAATATGTCGAGCCTTCCTGCAATGTGATGTTCGTCCCGAACGCACTGACGATCGGCTGGCCCGTCGTGCACCCGACAACCTGTGCACCGGTTGCGACCAGCGACGTGGGAATGTGAATGTACGCGGTGCCAGCCTGATTAATCTGGTACGTGTCCTCGTAGACTACGCCAGTGAAGTGCGCACCGGCGCTCGACCCGGCTGGCATCACGCTCACCTGCGAGAGGTTCATCGTGTCGGACGGCGTCACCGGCACAAGGATAACTGAGTTCGCGGGCGGCGCATTCGTGAGATTATAGAACTGGAAGGGGTAGCCGAGGTACGCGTTTGCGTTTGTGACCGCGGCGCCCGTTGCGCTATCGGCGCCCACAACGGCCGTATCGTAGGACCCGAAGTTGATCGCCATGAACAGCGCTTCGGCCGAAGCGACAGTCGTTGAGCCGATCAGCACGTCATATGGATTGACCGGCATCGTCTTGAATGTGTACGTGACTTCGCCTAGCGTAACCTGATCGCCGTTCACGGGGTTCTGCACAAACACGAGGTTCGCGCCTGCAACCCCCTGTGAGATCGTGGGGATACGATATGCGAACTTGGCAGCCGAGGTCGTGAGCGCACGCAGAAGCTCAGGTTGCCGCCAACCGATATGCGCTCCCGAATAGAGGTAAGCGTTCTGTGCGAACGATGCTTGGTCCTGAGGGATATTACGATCGTCCCACGCGGGCAGCATGCCGCCGAACTTTTCGACCTTCAAGCTGCCCATGGAACGTTATCCCTCAGTGGTCGGCGGCGGGGCTCCTTGCTGCTTGACCTTACGCATCAGCGGCCCGAGACCGCTTTGCAGGCGGTCTAGCCCCATGCCGTTCGGCCGAAACACCGGAGTGCTCGTCCCCTGTGCTCGCAGTTCGGCCTCCGACCGTTTAACCGGAGGGCGATTAGCGAGTTGCTTCGTAATCTCGGCGACACGGCGCTTGCCGGCCTCCATTTCAAGCTCGCGGCGCGACTTGGCCGCGGGTGGCTCAACGTACGCGTGTCGAGACGGATCAACCAGAACTTCCGGCTGCTTCTCATAACGAACGCCCTGAGCGTCCTGCACGACCTTAAAGGCGCCGGCGACCTCGACTTGATCTGTCATAGCACTCTCCGGTTAACGGCCCCTACCGCCTTTGCGCCAGTGGCTCATAGTAATCGCCCGCTTGGCGTCGTTCCGCTTCTCACGGTCCGGATCACTGTTGCTGGCTGCGGCGCGAAGCTGCGCCTTCGGGATTTTCGCGCCAACGGGAATACCCATTTCGCGGTGAAGCTTGCCTTTATGGCCGCCGGGGTTGAAAGCCTTGGACATGGGATCACACCTTCTTCATGAACTGATCAACGATCACGCTGCTGAAGTAACCTGTGATGACTGTGATCATGATCCAATGGAGATCGCCCGTCAACGGGTCCGTCGCGAACGATGTACAGACGCCCGGTAGCTGATGCCCGGAACACCCAACGAACTTCGCCACGACCTTATCCCAAACGACAGCCGCCATGATGTATATCGCAATTGACCAACCGATCAGGGTCTGCGGCTGCCACCATTTGGAGTTGACGTTCTGCATCGCCTGCGCCTGTATGGCGGCAACGGCAACGACTTGCTCGGCGCCCGTCTTTGCTTGATAGAGGGCCACTTTCGTGTTGAAATAGCTCGTCGCGACAGTCTGCACGAATGAGAAGACACCCGGCAGAAGGCCAAGAAGTTCAAGCATGATCCTCGTCCTTGTGTTCCTCGTCCACGTGGCGCTGCCACCGCCACTGGAGAGTGCGCATACGCGCTCCGAGCGTAATCAACCCGATCGCAATCATATAGAGCGGGAGGACGCGCGGCGGAAGGTATTGCTGGAGCCCAAGCGTATTCGAGATATCCGGCCACTGCATCAGGGCTTCGAGGACACCCGACGCGATAAACATGAAATAGCTCCATGCCACGGTGAGCGAATGCCCGCAAAGGACAGCGAAGTGATGGAACCGCGGGACAACTCCGGCGATCAAGGGCTGGCCAAAAAGGATCATGGGGCTCTCCTTACCGCCACGGTAACAAACGGTTGTTAATCCTCGGTTAAGGGATCGTATCGACGTGAAATGCGATAACAGGCATGGCGTTGCCGCCGGACACTGCATTAACCGTCCATGAGGTCGAGCTTGAGAACGTCGGCCACGTCCCAAAGGTCTGACCGCCAACGCTAAGCCCCGCCACCGTGTTGCCATTGCCAGTGATCAGATTGCTCATAGAGGCCGCACCGAATATCATTGCCAGCGCCGCGTACGCTTGGTGCCATGCCTGTACGCCGATGCCATTGGCAGACCCGATAATGCAGAACCAATAAACCGTCCCGGCTTGAACCTGCACGTTGCTACTGAGGCTCGCGTTTACTGCCCCGGAAGACGTAGCGGAGAGGTTCCCAGTGGATGCTAGCGCGGCGCCAGTCGGAAATCCATCCGCACCGCTGGCATAGATCGCCAATTGGAAGTTCTGGCTGGAGCCGGTGTCGCGTACCCAAACGCCAAGCTTGTCAATCGTAAACGTCTGCGGCGCAACCCACGGGTATGCATAAATCTGCTGAACGGTGGTATCGAAGTCCCCGTTAGTGTCACCAGCGCCCGACAGGTACCAGTTGCCTGCGGTCGCGCCCGGCCACGCAGCGAACGTCATGACGCCACCAGCGCCGCCGCCAGTTGGCCCGGTTGACCCCGTACTCCCAGCCGTCCCGTTGGTCCCTGTTGGCCCAGTAGCGCCCGTGTTCGTAGCCGCACCAGCCGCGCCAGTTGCGCCTGTGGCACCCGTGCTACCAGTCACCCCTGTTGAACCGTTACTACCAGTCGAGCCGGTGCTCCCCGCGCCCGTGGCGCCCGTTGCGCCAGTGCTACCAGTCCCACCCGTTAAACCGTTACTGCCCGTCGAGCCGGTGCTCCCCGTGTTACCAGTAGGCCCGGGAACAACAGACGCGGCCCCTTGCAAACCAGTATAACCGGTATACCCGGTCGCGCCCGTGGCGCCGGTGAGCGTCGAGAACCCGGGCGGCCCGGTCGGGCCGACAACTCGCTGCGGCACCGGAATAGAGTAAATATTCGTTACGGGCATCACATCCTCCCTTAGAACGAAATACCCGAGAACACCGTACCAGCCTGCACGATGACAGGCGGATCGGAGTTGCTGTAGCAAATGGCTTGGACCGTGTACACGTCACTGCCGCCTGCCTTATCAGCTACAGATACCGCGGCGCCGCAGCTAAAGTTCGGCTGACCGTTCGAAAGGAAGTTCCCCGGCGCGCCGCCGACCGCAAACAGCGATCCGTTCTTGAACACGGCGAGCATGAAACTCACGGAGCCGTACTGTGAGGTCGGTAGCGTAACTGTCAGCGTGCCGATGAACTGCGCGCTCGCGTTGATCTGCACCGGACCCGCGGGCGGCGTCCACGCATACGTGCTCGTGCTGAAATAGCCGCCATCGTTGAACGACGTGGTGTTGAACGGCAGGGTTTGCCACGACGTGTTCAACGTCAAGCTCGCCGACATTTGGGCATTGAACAGACTGATCGTCGGGGCACCCGGGCCGGTAGCACCAGTTGGGCCGGTCGGACCACCACTAGGGCCGGTTGGACCCGTCAGACCAGTTCCACCAGTGCTACCGGTCGGGCCGCCACTGGGACCTGTCGGCCCAGTGAACCCTGTAGAACCGGTGACGCCATTTGAAGCGCCGGTCGGCCCCGTCACCCCTTGCGGGCCAGCAGCAAGCATTCCACCTGAGAACGTCGAATTTGCCAACAGCGTGCCTGCAACAGACGAGGACATATTCACGCGAAATTGATCGTTAGTCGCGGCTTCAACCGTAACGGAGATCGCGCCGCCCCCGGTGCCGCCAGACACAAGCGGGAAGGCATCGGTAGCGATCACGGCGTTGTTCTGCGTGATCTGCATGATCAGCACGCCAGTACCGGTGTACCCCGCATAGACCGCGGCCGCGTTCAACTGCACCGCGCCGGCGAACGGCGCCCCATAGGCGCTAGCCGCGAAGGTATTACCAACGTTGTCCGTGATCGACGTAATATCCCACGTGGCAGCACTGTTCGCGCCGTAGCTTTGGCCCCCGCCGCCGATCGCCACAAGGAAGGTCGAAGCGGACTGCGAGACGTTACCGGTCGGCCCAGCGTTACCGGTTGGCCCGGTCGGTCCCGTAGCGGACCCGCCAGTCGGCCCCGTCGCGCCGGTATTCGTCGCTGCGCCTGCCAAACCGGTCGGCCCGCTGGGGCCAGTATTGCCCGTGAAGCCGGTCGCACCCGTGTTCGTCGCCGAGCCCGCGGCGCCGGTCGGCCCCGTCGAACCCAAGAGACCGGTCGGGCCGGTCGGCCCTGTCTTCCCAGTGGCGCCCGTGTTCGTCGCCGAGCCAGCCGGCCCAGTCGGCCCCGTGATCGTGGACTGCGCACCGGTCGGCCCCGGCACCGTGGACTGCGCGCCCGTCGCCCCGGTCGAGCCAGTCGGCCCGGTATTGCCGGTCGCACCAGTGTTCGTAGCCGCGCCGGGCGCACCGGTGGGGCCAGTAAAGCCCGTCCCATTGCCACCGGTCGGCCCCGTCGAGCCGGGCGAAGGCCCAGTCGGTCCCGTCATACCGGTCACACCGGGAGGACCGGCAACCCGTAGCGGGATCGGAACCTGCGTTGGTGAAAACCGAGGCATCGTTAGCTCGCTGGCGTGAAGGCTGTAATCAGCCCGTTGTTAACAACAACACTCCCGGTGCTGCCGCCGGTCGTGATCTTGGCAAGCACGAACGTCCCACTGACGCCGCCGCTCGGCCCGTAGGGGCCGGTCGGGCCAGTCGCGCCCGTGCTCGTAGCGATGCCCGGGAGACCGGTCGGTCCTGTTGGACCGGTTACCCCAGTTGAACCTGTTTTACCGGTAAATCCGGTCGGTCCGGTTGGGCCAGTCGAGCCCGGGCTCGGTCCCGTAGGACCAGTTGTTCCAGTGGGACCCGCGGCGCCGGTCGCGGCCGCGCCCGTAGGACCGATAACCCGGACTGGCTGGACCGGGATCGGCGGAAACGGGGTGCGCTGCACCTGCGGCACGAGGATACGTGTGACAGTCATTAGCTTGGTCCCACCGTGACACCTTGCTTCACGTCAATGGTACCGTACATGAGCCCGTCGGTTTGACCCGTGGTACTATTGACCATGATCAGGTCATAGACATACTTCCCAACAGGAAGCGCCGTGCGGATCGCGCCGTCGGCGACGTTCATCTGAAGGATGCGGTTGATCGGGTCATCCACAAGAATGGTATTGGAGAGGCTCGATAGCGCAAGCAGCGGCACCGTGTCGATGTCATGCACCTGCACGTTCAAATAGAAGTTCATGCCGGTGAAATTCCACGTCTGGTCATCAAGCTGCCCAAACTGAAAGGCATCATCCCACCAGACGTTGTTGTCGATTTCGATATCGACGCGCGTAAGCGGACGCTTCCCGATCATGTTAGAACCTCCGGTCACTGCCCATCCACAGACCGCCGCGCTGGCTAGACGTGCGGAACTGCTGCGGGAAGGCCCATGCGCTGGCGCCAAACGTATTCTGTTTCAGGGCACGAACGCGGGCGATATTGACACCTTGTCGAAACAAGCCGTAATTGATCTTGCCGAGGTTGAGGTCCGAATAGGGACGATCAGCCTGTAGCTGCATCTTACCCTTGATGCCGGCAAGTAGCCACGTTTCATATGTGCGCACCACCCAATACGGCACGTGAGGAAGATCAGTACCCTCAGGGATACGCACGTTCTTGATCACCGTCGCATACACCGAGATCGCGTTGCTGGGCGCATGGTACAGGGTGAGGATCGGCGGAATAGGCATGTGGCCACGCCACGGCTGACGCGTGGTCGGTTCGATTACACTCGCGAGCCCAATAATCTCGCCCTTGGGAAAGGGCTCAAACAAGCTCTGCGGGTTACCGGGCTCCAGCCAGTATTCCTGTACGGACGCTTGCAGGATACCGGGGATCGCCTCAAGCCAACAAGAACTGTCGTTGAAGAACTCGTGAAATACTTCGTACATCACCGTGCGGATCGCCGCGTCGCTGGCGCCAAGCAGTTCAGTGCGCGCGCGATTATAGAGATACTCGACGTGCGCCTTCAAATTCACAGCACCCGTCGGCCCGGTCGCGCCAGTGGTACCGAAAAACGCCGGCCCTGTTACCGCGCCGGTAACACCCAAGAACGTACCTGTCGTGCCGGTAGGCCCCGGCTGCCAAAACTCTTGCATCGTTACACCTTAGGCGGCTGCTTGCCGGCCGTCGCGCGCTTCGCAAGGAGCCGGTTCTCCATAGACTGAATGAACCCGGTCGCGCGTTCGTCCTCGATATCCTCTTGGTCCCGCGACAACGCGTGCCCAACAATTCCGTCGATAATCGCCTGTCGAAAGCCTTGCTCAATAGGCACAAATGCATCCCATGTCGGGTTTGTCTTGTCCTCAGTCGGAGTGGCGTCTTCGTCATCCTGCCACTGATACTGCGGCACATTGTCGAGGTCATCCATGAACAAGTCTGGTCGCATACGGCGCGCATCAAGGAGCGTGAGGTTGAGCGACCGCACGAGACTGTGAGTACTGTATCGATAGGGTTCGATCCGATCCTGCAAGAGCGTACGCGCATCGCGCAGGTAGTCGCCCACAACGAGGAAGGCCATGTCGCACTCCATACAGAAAGGCCGGCAGAGCGTAGCCCTACCGGCCTAACTAATCGTTACCGTGTCAGCTATTAGCTGCCGGGGGTGACCTGCGCCTGTACGAGGGCACGACCGTCCACGACCTGATAGCCGTAAACTTGGAGCCCGCGGAGGATTTGGCCGAAGGTCAGTTCGGACCGGAGCGTCTCGACCTTGCTGATCTGGCTCGCGAACGTCAGACCGTGGGCATGACCAGCGTAGATCGGCCACTCACCGGGCTGGAAGTGCACGTTGTCCGAACTGTTGTTCGGAAGCAGGTTCGAGATATAGATGGTGAACCGATCCACCATCCCGAGGCGGCCGTTGCGGAGCATCGACACGCTATCGCCCGACAGGTACGCCTGACGGAGTTCGGACTGCTTGATCATGCGACCAGCCCACGCCGGCATGACGACCCAACGGCCGACCTCCGGGATGTTCTGCTCGTCAAGCGTCTGACCCATGCGCATGAGAAGGTCGAGAAGCTCGACTTCACCCGACGCCGGGTCACGCGCGACAACCGACAGAGGCGAGCCGGTGACGCCGAGGTTGATGGTGCCAGTGATGGCGCCCGCCGCGATACCCTGATTGGCGGCGACCATCTGGCCGCTGATGCCGTCGAGAACGTCGCTATCGACCGCGATCTTCAACTGCTGGGCGGCGTCATCCGACCACATGGACAGAATGTTCAGATCGGACTGAATTTCCATCACGTCGTCAAGGATCAGCGAGAACAGCTTGCCGTTGCCGATGTACAGTTCGACGGTTCCGCCGGACGGACGATCGAGCGGAAGCAATTCGTCCGCCGAATAGTTGTGGATGGTGATGGTCGGCTTCGTGCGAATTTTCACACGATCGCCCTTGTTCTTGATTTCGCCCTCGTAATCGGTGTTCGAGATTGCGGCCAACACAGTGCTCGCGTAGAACTTCTCCACAAGCTTGCCAGACCAGATTTCCGGGATAAACCCGGTGGCCTGCAACGTGTTGGCTACGCCACCGTTGGGGTAGATATCGCCCGCTGCCGATCCGGAAACGGAGGCAATGGGAAATGCACCAGACGGGATAGACATGATAGTCCCCTATCAAGTTTGGGGACACCATGTCCCCGGGTTAACGAATGCGGCCAGTACGCTGGCACTCGAAGATGATCGCCTGATCATTGAGATAGTCCTGCTGGCGGCCGTTATAGACGCCACGTCGGACATTAGCGAAGAAATCTTTGATCTGACCGCGTGTGATCCAGATCGGCTCCGAAGCGGACGCGCTCGGTTGGGCACCGACGGCCGGCTTGGCATGCCCGGGGGCTGCGAGCGCACTTAGCTCTAAGGCCGGGGGAGACGGCGCGGCTGAAAGCGGCGGCGGCATACCCGGTCCAAATTCAGTGGACCCCGTGGCTTCTTCCTCTGCGAGGAAGCCTTTGAAGAAGGACACAACCCGGGCGGCGTCTGCGGCCCTATGTGCGTCCATCAGCAATTCCTTACGTATACGACCCGAGTAAACATCACGTAAAGACAGCCAAGCCTTGAAACGCGGGCTTATGTTGATCGCGAGCCAATTTGGAACCTCGCGGTCCAGCGACATATTGACGCTATCAAGCGCCGTCCGGCGGATACGATGTTCGAGCCGAGCGTTACGTTCCTCAAGCTCGGCGATCTTCGGACTGACCGCCTGCAAGGCGGCGCGTTGCGCCACATTCAACAGGTCCTCGCCATAGGTGCTCACGTCTTCCGGCGTCAACAGCGGGGTCGGCGTGCGCGGCGGGATGGAGGGAGCCGATGGAGGGACAGTCTGCCGACTGGTCTGCGTCTGCACAAGCTCGGCGCCGATCTCGTTCAAGCTCGACTGGAGCGACGTAATGGTCTCCTGCGACTGACGATAACGCCCCTCCATGGACTTCGCATGGTGCGCCCACTGCTCAGGGGTCCAGTTCGCGCGCGGGTCCGCCGCGGGCTGCGGCTCAGGAGCCGGCGTGGGCGGTGTGGGCTGCGGCTGGGGAACGGGCTGTGGCGCCGGGGGCTGCGGCGTCGTAGGCTGCGGCTGGGGAACGGGCTGTGGCGCTGGGGACGGCGTAGATTGTGCGTACACCTGTTTGTGACGCGCTTCTGCCTGCGTTACCGCGGCGGTAACACGAGCGGGCAGCACAACATTTGGATCAACCGCAGCGCGCTGCATGCCGCGGCTATCCGTCTCAATCGAGAGCGGCTTCAACTCATCAGCCATGATACACTCCTATTCCGGCTACGGCGCATACGGCGTAGGCGGTAGTGGGGTAGCTAGCGTCGGCTGCTTCGGATCGAGGTTCTGGAAGGTGTGCTGGAGAGCTTTGCACGCTCTCGCGAACCCCTTCGCTTCCAAAATCCGATCAGCGTCCGCTTCGGTTACGGCATCCACGGCTTCAGCCGTGTATTCCGCAAAAGCATCAAAGAACTCTTTCCACTCTATAGGCGCAACGGCGCGTAGGTGGCGACAGGCTTCCTTGAACTGATTGGTCTGCATTAGACCGGTCCTTGCGATTGCCCCGGGCTAGGCACATTCCCGTCGAGCGGCGAAGCCCCCATAGGGGCGGGCGCCGGCGTGGGCATGGGGCTAGTCTTGGCATAGTTGTTCATGCTCGGTGCGTCAGCCGTAAGCGGGCCGGGCCGAGGTTGCGGGAACGGCGCGGAGCCCTTCCCCTTATGAACCGTGATCGAGCCGTGACGGCCGATCGGCGTGAGGTTCTTTTTGAGCGGGCCCATTAAGTCTCTCCCGTAAAACCGGTATTCCCGGTGCTCAACGTGCCTTCCGAGGGACCTTGTTCGGCCGCCATTTCGGGCTTGGAATAGTCGCGCCTACTCACCGAAATGTGCGGGAACCGAGTAGGTGGCCGCACTGACTTCTGGAACCGTACATTCTCCCCCGCAACCGCGCGGGGCTGCGGAACCTTCGGCACCCCGCCGATACGAGGCGCTTTGGTGGAAAAGGCAGCCATTAGCGGGCGCTGGTAATCCCAGCGCGCGCAGGGACGGAGCCCTGATAGCCGAACATCTTCGTGGAACCGCCGGCCGCGAACTTTTCACCCTCACCGCTGGTGCCAGTGTCGTGACGCGTGGTGCCGGGCTTCTGCTCGTCCGCGTTTTGCTCGCCGAACATATGATTGGAATGGCCGCCCTCCGCAAAGGTGGCGTCCTTCCCGCCGACGGCATTGCCCTCGGCCTTGCCCTTCGGCAGCTTGTAGCCTGCGCTACCGGACTTCGAGCCGGAACCCGAGTGGACGTTATCGCCCGCCCCGTAGCCGCCCTCGCCGCCCTTACCCTTTTCGCTGTCCATGGGAGTGCTCCTGTGAATGAACATGGGCTAAGCCCACGTTCACAGGTAGCACCCGGAAGTTAATAAATAGCTAGCGTGGAGCCGCCACAACGGCTGCGTCTCGACGCACAATGAACAACCACTCGTGCGGTTGCACCTTCCACCCAAGACCGCCTTCAATCTTGCGATACTCAAACTTGTAGCCGGGTGGGACCGCCTCGTATAGACGAAAACGGCCATTATCAAATGGCGGGCCGCCGGCGCCGAGGTCCTCGACCACATAGATGCCGCCGGGCATCAGCTTCGGCAGAAGGGTCTGAAGGGAGACCACTTGGTGGTCTCGTTCGTGCGATCCATCGTCAATGATGATATCGAACAAGGGCCAATCAGCAGTCGCCTTGATCAGGTCGCTCGGACTGTTCTGGTCAGCCATTCGGATTGTAATCCGCTCGTCCCCCCATCGCAGACATTTCGCGTCGGTATCCAACCCTAGTATCTGAGCGTTCGGGAAATATTCACGCCACATACGCAGACTAGAGCCCGCATTGACGCCAATTTCCAACAGGTTCTGAACTAAATCGCGTCGATCCTCGAACAATTCATGGTAGTGTGGCGTGTAATTGTGACAGGTGTCGCTGTCGCCACCACCATACCGGAAATGCTCGCCGCCTTTATCGGTCTCATGTTTACGCGCGAGCGCACATAGCGGCGTCATCATGGCAGCCTCCTACTTGCTCCGGGCAAGACACAAATCTTGCACTGCTTTATCAGTACGTTGATCCTCGCGCGGCGCGAACAGAGCCCGCTTATTGGACCCAGTCGTCTCAGTGGCAGGCGAGAGATAATACATCGCAAGCGAGCGACGATAGACCCCGGGCGGCAGGTGAAGGGGGCGGCTCATACCGTGCCACGCGTCAGGGGTCTCAAACATCACGAAGCGGTTACTCACCGGGAGAATTTCCTTGTAGAGCTTACCGGGCAGGTGCGGTTCGTCGCCCTTCTCCCACAACCCAAAATGGCCGCCCCATTCCGCCTGCCAATCGGGCGTCAAATATAAGATCGCATTCAGCCGGCGAGCAAGACTAAGCTTTGGATGGCGGGCGTAATCCAAATGCGGATTAAGATTGCCCCCGTCACCGTGCAGGTGCCATCCACCACCATGAAGTCCGTAGTCGGGGAAAAGGTCCTCAATCCCTGTCAGTCGTGAACATATGCCTACCTGCTCGCCGCACATATCGGTGAAAAAATGATATGTCGCAGGACCGAATGCGTGCCAGTCAGCTAACGCTTTCTTTTTTTCCACCACATTGCTGTATGAAACCCATCGTGGATCATCAGCCGGGGGGACTTCGCTAAGAAGCCTATTCAGAAGGGTCGGATGCAAATAGTCATCAATCACCCAATGACGAAACGGGTATAAGTCAAACGACATGTTCATGTCACGTCCTCCGGATAATTCGTGAACTGGGTATAGCCATATTCGCCCTGATAGAAGCGAAACGGCAACTCGTCACGGGCTTCAACATGTCCCCAGATAGGGAGATCGCCCGGGATCGTATTCGTCCGCATGACAAACTTCCGAAGTTCCTGCTTGTACAAGTCCTCCAGCGCCGGCAAGAACCGCGTCGGCCAGATATGCACGGAGCCGCAGAACCGCCAATGCTGATCGTTATCAGCGATTGGATAGCGCGGCAAGATGCCGGGAAAAGGAATTGAGTTCACGGGAGGATGACGCCGGACTTTGTCGAAGAAGTCGGTGATATGGTGGGGTTCAACCTTCTCGCCACGCCACGCGCCCTGCTTCAAGACACCAGTATCAAGCCAGACCCACACGTCAACCTCGGGGTCTTCCACCGCGGCCATGCGCGCCCACGTCAACCGTTGGTGCTGCACATACTGACAACGCGCGTGCTCAACTGTGTTCGTGAACCGATCAGGCGCAGTCGGACAGTTAGGTCGCATGATGCGCGGAAAGAACTCGCGCACCGCCCAGCATTCCGCAAACGGATAGTGATCAAAGAACCGCAGGTTCTTGTGCCCGATCGCTTCGCCCATCTGCGCAGCGTACGACCGAAACTTTTCTGCCGGCAAGCAAGACCCCTGCTCCGCAAGTGGCTGGAACCCAAGATCAACATACGCACAGACTGCCTTGACGCGCATCACAGACCTCATGTCGAATTGTCCCCACTTATGGGGCATTGGTGAACATGGTTTCATTGTGGTCGGCCGCGTACCACACGATCGGAAGAACATTGTGTTCTTCTACTCGCGCGAGGGTGTTGACCTCCCAATCGATATTGCTCGTCGCCTCCATCGTCCGCATGGCAACCGCCATAGCCATCCGCGCGAATGGCGTTACGAGAACGCGTGGCACGGCAATCAGGCCGCCACAAAAACGCCAGCACGGCGTTTGAGGACTGATCGCGAAAGGCTTGCGCCAGCAGCCCGGGATCGTAATCCGCGCGAAGTCCTGTGCCTTCACGAGATAATCCTTGATGATTTCTGGCGTCACCCCCGACACATGCAGGATGCCGTAGTCAATCCAGACGAACATCTGCGTGTTGTCTACGTCTTGATCGAACGCGCCCTTGAGCCACGAAAACTTCTCATGCTGCACACAATGGTAGGCCAACGTGTTTTTTGCCGGGTTATCGGCAACTGAGTGCGAGATATTCTGCCGGGAGGCCCTGATTGTCTTCGCCAACCATGTGTCTTCAACTGTGCCGCCACCAACCACCATCGGTACAGACCCGACCGCGTCTTCAAGCTTTGCACCGAGCGCTTGGTAATCAGCGCTCCCACGCGGATGGTCGGGAATATCGATGTATCCGGAGACTACCGTTACGAGTGCCATATGAGGTCCCTTATGTCCTGAGCCGCAAGCTTGCCGATCCACGCCTCACGATCAAGCACCCCGAACGACACAAGCATCGTGCCGTCGGCCGGATGCCATGCAAGCCCCATAGCGAACTCAATCTGTTTTTCGAAGAAGACGAACGGCCGTGAGTATTTAGTCAGCGCGAACTTTTCATCGAACCACACGAACCGGTGCTGATAGAACCGCTTCCCGTTAGTCGGGTCCGGTCGCGCTTCATGCACGATTGCTACCCATCCCCCATCGAAGGGCACCAACTGACCGCCTCCTGAAAACTGATCGACCGCGATCGTCGGTGTATGCGCATGCTCAAACTCGCCGCTGCTATTCATTACCATGCCGGGACGATACATGAACCGCCCTTCTCTCCCGACGATCGGCATCCAGTTTTTCTCGTTCTGTTTCGGCAGACCGACAGGCTCCACCCGCGTACAGTCAGTCAACTCGCCAGTCTTTTGGTTGATCTTCATCACAAACTGCTCACGCCAAGCCTGCGGGTTCTGTTCGAGCATACAACCGTTCGCCCACAAGTCCCCGTCCTTTTCGTAGAGCCGCATGTCTTCCACGTCGAGAACGTCAGAGAACACCGGTTCTGGAAGGCCGGTCGGCCGGCGCAGTTTGAGCGCGCTTTGAAGCGTGAGATCGGACGAGAAGTTGCACAGATAATTCGTCGTGCGGATCGCATTGAACCCGTTATAATCGTAGCTCCCGTCAGGGCGGATACGATAACTCACTGTGCGCACGACCGCCTGAATGCCGTCTTGCGAGACAAAGATTGACGGGTTTGAGTTCGTATAGCCCGCCTCACTCGCAACATTTGCGATGCGCACTGCCTTGAAAGACGATGCTACCTCAACAAGAGGTCGCAAATAATAGAACAGATTACGGCGTGCGCCCTCGCGCACTTCGGCGGGGACCCGCTGCATCAACGATAACTGATCACATGCGCGAAACCCTTCAGCCCGTGTCTTATCACTGTAGAACCCGAGGATCGATTTTTCGTGGAGAAAACCCCAATCATAGATGGATTGCTCCACAAATAGCATATCCTTCGGATACGTGATCTTCGAGCCCGCATCGGCGAACAGCCACGCTGTCTGCTGTTGATCACGCTGCTCGCGATAATACCGGGCGAGATCATAAAGCGGTTCCGCGCGCTGCGGGCGCGCGTTGTACGCTGCAAGGGCATATGTCACAAACCCCGCATCATCACCTAGCGCACGAGTGGATCGCGCCTTCTGGAGGCGCGCATACCATACTTCCTCGTCCCAGCCGCCAACATCCACACGACGATCATACTTCTCAATCGCAGCTTTGTGGAGGCCACGATCCTTGAGGGTCTGTCCGAGATAGAACAAAGTACGGGCATCATCAGGATGCTGAACAAGATAATCTTCAAGAAGCCGTGTGTCGCGCTCATATTTGTCTCCGCGGTTCGATCCGGTCGCGTGGTCAAGGAACCACCACGTGTCACTCGGAAGCAGCGTCTGCTCGTCCGCACCAAGATATTCGTGCGTGACACCGTGATACCAAGCCTTCGACCCATTCCGCAGCAGACGCACGTTATGGTAGGCGAGGTCGCCGGAACGCTGGATCATCGCGTAGCTCTCGGCGGTCAAAGGCGGCAGGGGACCTTCCACCTTAAGCTCCATATCAGCATCCATCAGCAAGAGATAATCCCACAGGCGCTGATGCACCCGCGCGTATAAAAGAGCCGAATTGCGGGCCTGCTCAAAATTTACGAACGTCGTCCGCTGGACAACGCATTGGATATTCCGTTCCTTGAAGAAGGCCGCGATAAACTCAGGCGTGCCGTCCGTGGACCCGGTGTCAACAATTACCGCCACGGTAACATGCGGTGCGACACTCGCGAGCGCGCGCGGGAGGTTCGCAATCTCATTCTTGACGATCATATTCAAGCAGAGGCGGGGCGACATGGGGTGGGGTCCCTGTTTCACCACGGAAGGTATCTAAAACTGATACCTTATGCAAGCGAAAATTATCCGTTCGAGATCGAGAACGTGCCGAGCAGAGCGCGGCCGCCACCACCATACAGACCCGTGCTCCCAGTGCCGCCGGTCAATGCCGTCGTACCACTCGGGCTCATATCGTACGGATTGTACTGCTGGTTGTTGTACACGGTGCTGAACCAAACCGCGTGCAACACGTGCGGATCATAGAACGGCACGATAAACAGACCGCCCGTCGGGCCGGTGTTGGACCCCTGCGACGGGTTCACTCCGTCGTCAATCGTCAGCCCGCTACCGGTGAAGACGCCGAGACTGGTCGCGAAGGCGCCATAGACACCGGGACCAGTCGGTCCAACCGGTCCAGCGACACCAGCATGACCGGTGTTACCTGTATTGCCAGTGGACTGCCCGGTGGGGCCAGTAACGCCGGCGGAACCCGGATACATCGCAGCGCCAGTCGGCCCCTGCGGGCCAGAATACCCGGGCCACCCAGTTGCGCCGGTCGTAGCATTAAGGCCAGTCGCGCCAGTCGGACCGGTGTTGCCACCGGTACCCTGCGCGTTGTTAGGGCCAGTCGGCCCCGTCATCCCGGCGGCACCGGTCGGTGTCACAGGATACAAGCCAGTCGGCCCCGTCGAACCGGTGTTCCCGGTCGGACCACCACTCAAGCCAGTGTTACCAGTCGGGCCAGTGCTCTTGCCAGACGGACCAGTCGGACCCAAAGGCGCAGTTCCCGTGTATCCAGTAGGACCAGTCTTGCCAGTCCCGCCAGTCGGGCCGCCCACACTGGTGAAGTTCGCTGTGCAACCGCCGTTATTGATGATGCCCACGACCTGAAAGAGGTCGCGGCGGATGCCGTCCAGATTGGTGTAATTCCGCACCGAACGGATGCCGACCACACCGCCGCCAGTAACACCGGCCATTGTAGCCTCCATCAATTACCCAGCGGACACAACCAACGTTCCGGAGCTATTCCAGACAGCACCGAGGATGTGAGGATCGGCCTGCGGAGCGACGAACAGGAAGTTCCCGCCCGCAGTTCCGGTAGCACCAGTCGCGCCGGTCGGACCGGTTGGTCCGGTCGCGCCGCCCGCCGAGCCTGCCGGACCCGTCGAGCCAGTTGCGCCAGTTGCGGCGGTGGAGACGCCCGTCGGACCCGTTGGACCTGTATAACCCGTCCAGCCAGTCGTGCCGGTTCCCGGAGGACCCGCGGACCCGGTCGGGCCAGTCGGACCCGTCGCGGCCGTCCCAGCCGCCGTCGGGCCAGTTGCGCCAGTGGGGCCGGTTGCACCGCCCGCGGGGCCAGTCGGACCCGTGAAACCCGTCGGACCCGTGCCCGCGCCCGCGGCGCCGGTCTGTCCGGTCGGCCCCGTAAAACCCGTCGCACCAGTCGGCCCTGTAAGGCCGGTCGCGCCCGTGGCGCCCGTGGCGCCGGTATTGGCCGCAGGACCGGTCGGGCCACCGATGTTGCCAAGGTTCACGAGATCAACCACCTGCTTCAAGATGATGCCGATGGTATTGAGGTCGTAGAACCGCGATGCACGGATTTGAGCCATGACCCTTACTCCGGTTTCCCCGCTAAGTTAGAAAACGGGTCTCATAATTCGGTACCGACCATCTGTACACGTGGCAAGTTAAGATGACGTTACGCTTTCGCGGTGAAGTCAAGATGGCCGACCACGTCGCCGGCTGATGCCTTGGTCGAGCCGCCAATAGCCGTCACAACGGCATATGCAAGGCCGTTGTATAGCGGGATACCTTCAGCAAGAGCGGGGGCGGTTGGCGGGGCAGTCTCGTCCGCAGTAGCCGTTCCACTAATCGCGAACTCGCGTAACGGAATATCAGCCCCAAGGATAGGCAGACGCGCGAGATCAAAAATTTGAACCACTCGCAAACTCGACGCGCCGCCGACATGGTTATAAGCAAAGAGCGCTTTTAGCAAGCACGGCCCTTGATATACAACAGTCGGACCCGGGGCAGTGAGCTTTCCTGCCAAAGCAGGTGACGGAGTATTCGTTTGGTTGTTGACACTCATAACACTCTCCTGTCTTAGTCTTCACCCGCTAAGTTCACAGTAACCGTCGGACTTACTCCGCCGGTTAGCGCGACCAACTTAGCAAAAGCTTCTACAACAAGGGTATCTGTGGACCCCATTGTATCGGGCGGTGCGCTATAATCCACAAGTTGATTAAAATTTACACCGTCTTGCGATCCATAGATTTGAACTTCATAAGATGAAGGGCTTCCGGTAGAGAAAAATTGCCACGAGAGCCGGCGCGGCTTGTCAAAGATGATTGCTGAGCCCGTGTCAGGGCTTGTTGCCGCATTAATTGAAGTCAAAACAAGTGACATTTTTTCCTCCTATTATCCGTTTCCGCCCTGAATGGGCACGGCGCCGGGACCTTTCGGTTTACCGGTCAACGCAGTCGTCGGCCCCATATGGTTAGTCGCAAGCTGGGTCGGCCGAGACCCCTGCGCGCGCGAAGCTGCTTGGTTCATATTCGTGGCCGGGCGCTCGGCGGCGGCGGGGTCACCGGGGCCACCTTTCCCTTGCGGCGCGCCGCCGGGCTGGGCTTCACCGCCGGGCGGACCACCCGCGCCGGGTTGCCCCGGCGGGGTGCCAATGTGCGTCGGCGGTCCCATCGGAAGACGCTCATCCGTCCCAAGAATGCCTGACGTAATTTCGGTGGTGATGCGTTGGACACCCGCCTTCACGCCGGCGTCCACGCCCTTGTTCACCGCCTCAACCGCGCCCGCATTCGCCGCGTTCTGCGCCTCCTGCTGCTGCATCTGATCAAGCTTGTCGTCATCGGGGACAATTTCGTCGCCCACAAGACCAATCGTGTTCGACACCGAGCGAAGCACCTTACCACGACCGGCGATCCCCATGATTTTCTGGTCAAGCGGGTTAGCCGTGGTCTGGAGGAACTCGATCTGGCGCTGCCGCTGCGTCTCGCGCTGGATCGCGACGTTGACGCCGAGGACGCTGACGCGTTCTTCGCCCGTCAGAAGGCCACTCGTATCCGTGAGCAAGACTAGATCGAACAGTTGCAGAAGTGCCTGTTCCATCACGTCCCGATCGATGTTCGCCGAAACTGTCTGCAAGATTTTTGAAGCGTTACCCATAAGCATCGCCAGCCCGCTGGCTGTGCGCCCAGCACCGGAACCCGCTTGGCCGCCAACATATTTCGGGATAGCCGACACGTCATCTGCGACCTCAGTAAAGTACTCCAACACCTTGATCAACTTCTCAGAATTATCCATCGGCTGAAAGAAGCCGATCGGCTCTTTCTGGGCGCCCGAGCCCGCTGCCATCGGGTTGCGCTTGGCATGCCACCGCTTCCAAGGATACATATCCTCGGAATTGTCACTGGGGTCCACTTGTTCATCATCCACAACCACCTGCGGTCCCGACGCGATCGAGAGGTTATTGATCAGTGACCGCAACGTGGCGTTTGCGCCTTCCTGAATATCGGTCAAGAGGTCGGTAAGGCCATTGCCTACCGGCGTCCCGGGAACCTTTTCATAACTCGTGATGAAATACGGATGCCTCATACGGGGGCTCGGCGAAAGCTGCGCCTTGATGACATGCGCGCCAACGCACCACACCTGAACATGATAGTCCACAAGATCATCCGGAACCGCGAGCCCGTAATCCTGCAAGACACGACCCTGCACGTTGCCATTGAACTCCATCATGCTCATCATTCCGGACCGGTTCCACGCCGGGTTCTCGCGACTTTCGAGGACAGCGCGCTCAGCGTCCGTCGTGTCCCAGTTGTCATAGAGGCCGCCGCGGCCATATTCGTCCAAAACAGCCTTAATTTCGTCCTGATTGTAGCCCGGAAGGGTAAGTAGCTCATTCAATTCTGCACGGGTGATCTGCTTTTTTTCGATAACACTGGCGTTCTCGATCGACGCCACGCCGGGTGTCCACCACAGGTCAAACGGCGAAACACGCTCCCATGTGAGCGTCGGCTTCATTTCGATGGTCGGCTGTCCCCCTCCACTCCATGAGAGGGTCGGAATGACGCGAACCACGGGCCCCTTAATGCAACCAAAAGGGAAAATTGGAAGATCAACAAGGAACTCGGCCAAGGCATGATAAAACCCTCCCTCGCGCAGGATTTCATCGATCTTGTCTTCAGCGTCCTTGGCTTGGTCGGCGGCCTTCTTCTTGGCCGCATCGGACGCACTTTCAAGCAGCATTCGCTTGCGCTTGTCCAAGTCAGACTGCCCGGGCGGCTTCCCCAGTGTTTGCTGGATCATTTGCTGTTCAGACTTAATAAGCTGATCGATGCTTTGAAGAATTTCGGGCGGAATGTCGCAATCGGACGGCGGCTTAATGGCCCACGCCCGTTCGGAATTGAGGTAAATATCCCTAAGAAGCGAGCTTGCGGCGCGGCATTTCTGCGCGATCAAGCGCATGTATACCTGCGAGCCGCCCCAACGGCGAATTTCTTGGAGCTTGCTTTCCTCGTACTGCCCATTAAAAGCCCGAAGGGCAACAAGCAGTCGGTTCGACCAGCCGGCCTGCGTATTCCGATGATTGCGCATAATCTCGAACTGGCCCTTGATATACGAGACCAGCGTGCTAACGTCCCCCTGCGCAATAACTTGCTGCGCGCTCTGCGTGGCCTGCGCCTGCGAGGTCGCGTTCTGTTGATCTTGCGCGTCAAGGGCGGCCGGGGGCACAACCTGAATGACGCCATTTTGGCCGAGCGAGTTCATAAATCATCCCTTAACGCATAGAGGTTAAAGAAACGCTCATGACACAGATCGTCCCCACTGTTACCGTGCCGGTAACAATCCCTGAACTGGGCGCGCCGCTCACCCCGGCACTAGCCGCGGGTTTAGCGCGAGAGATCGCAATCGGGCTGCGCGAGCTTCCGGAAATCCTAGAGGCCTACAAAATATCGGCCGAGACTTACGAAAAACTTAAAGCGCATGAGTTCTTCCAGAAGCTAGTTGACTTGTCCCGGATCGAATGGCATGCTGCGGCCAATACTCAAAACCGTCTCGCTTTGGAGGCGGCCGCCACGGCGGAAGCTATCATGCCCGCGGTTTACGCCCGAGCGATCGACCCGAAAGAACCCCTCAATCACGTAGTCGATTATCTGAAATGGCTGGCGGACGTGGGCGGCTTGAAGCATGACGCTAACAAAGGTACTCCCGGTGAACGGTTCCAAATCACCATCAACCTTGGCGCTGATACGAAGATCGAGTTCGACGGATCAAAAGCGCCAATCGGCGGCGACCCCAATAATCTCCCGGTCCTTCCGCTGCCTAGCTTTGATGACAAAGAGGACCGCGTATGAACAAAGACTGGCGGTACAACCATTCCCCGAAAGGGCGCGCGCGGATGCAACGATACCGCCAGTCCCCGAAAGCGAAAGAAGTAAATAGGGTATTCGATCAAACCCCTAAAGGGGCACTACGCAAACTCAAATATAACATATCCCCGCTCGGTCGCGAGCGTAATTGGAGATACGACCATGAAAACCGACGCCGACCGTCTCGCCGACGCGCAGGAGATCATTCGCAAAAAGAACCTAGAAGTGAACAATCTACGCGGTGCGGTGGCTAAACTTCAGCGGGAACATGACAACGCAGAAGAAATTCGAAAGGTCATCTTCAATATCGCCGAACATGATCCCGAGCCGGTGAAGTGGCTTCCGACACGCGGGTCCGCGCTCACACACCGCGGCGGTCCGTGCGTCATCTGGTCGGATTGGCATTATGGCGAAGTCATTGACCCGGATCAGGTCGGCGGCGTCAATACGTTCAACGCCGATATCGCGACTGCGCGCGCCAAGCGCCTCGTGGATACCACGATCGATCTCTGCTTCAATCACATGGGCCGCGCTGACAAGACCTATCCGGGCATCGTCGTGATGCTCGGCGGCGACATGATCGGCGGGAATATTCACGAGGAACTTGCCGAGACCAACGATCGCACTCCGATGCAAGCAGTCAACGACCTCACTGATCTATTGGCCGGTTGCATCGATAATCTGGCTGCCAAATTTGGGCGTGTACGGGTCCCGTGTGTTGTAGGTAATCACGGTCGAACAACGCTTAAACCGCGACTGAAAAGCGCTGTCTATCACTCTTACGACTGGGGTATCTACTGCAACCTCAAGCGCCATTTTCGCAGCACACAAGCGGTGCAGTTCCTGATCCCCAACGAAACCGACGCACGCTTCGACGTGTACGGACACCGCTACCTTCTCACCCATGGTGACAACCTCGGCGTGAAGGGCGGCGACGGCATCATTGGCGCGATCGGCCCGATCATGCGCGGCAGCATGAAGGTCCGCACAAGTGAAGCCGAGATCGGCCGCGACTTCGATACTGCCTGCATCTGCCACTGGCATCAATACATTACTCTCCCCGGGCTGATCGTCAACAATAGCCTCAAGGGATATGACGAGTTCGCCCGGCTGCGGCTGCGCGCGAAGTATAGCGTCCCCTCGCAGGCGCTGTGGTTCACGCACCCGGAACACGGCATTACCGCCCATTGGCAGGTGTATCTGGAAGGCCGCCAGCGCGCCGAGCAGAGCAAGACGTGGGTAGCTTGGCAGGAATAACATGTCCTTTGTATATAATGCTTCACGCACCGTCGCGGCCATGTCGAAGTGTGAAGCCTTCGGCCGGCTGATCGCTGGACCCGTCGGCTCCGGAAAGACCACCGGCGTCATCGTTGAAATGCTGCGACGGGCGATCGAACAACACCCCGGGCAAGACGGCAACCGGTACACTCGGTTCGCGGTCGTCCGGCAAACCCTTAAGCAGTTGAAGGACACCGTCCTTAAAGACTGCGACACGTGGCTCGCCGCGAACGGGATTGGCTACTGGAAAATTTCTGATAGCACATACCATATTAACTTCGACCGCGTGCGGAGCGAGTGGATATTCCTCCCGCTTGAAGACGCCGCGGATCAAGGGCGTCTCCTGTCGATGCAGCTTACCGGCTCATGGTTGTCGGAGTGCATCGAAATGGATATCTCTATCCTCGGCCCGTTGTCCGGCCGTATCGGGCGATATCCGTCCGGCGTGAAGGGCGCGCCGACATGGAACGGCATCATCGCCGACACGAACTTCCCAGCCGAAATGACGCCGTGGTGGGAGTTCATGGAACGAGCGCCGGAAGACTGGAAAATTTTCAAGCAGCCAAGCGGGCTCGCGTGGGACGCCGAGAACCTTGACTACCTGTTGCAGACCGACGATACCATGAAGCTGCCATTAGGTCATCCCGACCGCATCGCGCGCGGGCGCGAATACTACAACCGTATCGTCCGGCTCCACGGGATCGAGAGCGATTTCGTCAAACGCTACGTCAAAGCCGAGTATGGCGATGACCCGAGCGGCCGCGCTGTCTTCCGCGAAACCTTCCGCCGCAAATGGCATGTGGTCGATGACACGAACGTGATGCCCGGGTATCCGATCATCGTGGGGCAGGATTTTGGACGTGACCCATGGAGCTTAATTTGCCAACCCGATCATCTTGGGCGTATCCTCGTACACGAGGAAATCCCCGCCACTAACATCGGTCTGGAGAAGCACTGCCAAGATCACCTACGAGCGCGACTGCTTCAGTCAAAGTATATGGGATGCCGCGTTGCGCTGGTCGGCGATCCCGCCGGCGTAGCAAAGAGCACGCATTCGGAAGAAACCAGCTTCGACCTCCTGAAACGGCTCGGCTTCCCGTGCTTCCCGGCGCCGACCAATGACCTCGATCCGCGCCTGCGCGCCGTGGAGAGTTTCCTTGGACGACATACCAACGGCGGCCCCAGCATGCTGATCAACCGTGCGGGCTGCCCGCACCTGATCCGCGCACTCGACGGCGGCTACCGGTTCGAGTTCGCCAAGGCGTCCGGCATTCGACGCGACATTCCTCGTAAGGATGAATACTCGCACGTGACAGACTGCCTTCAGTACGTCTGCCTCGTCTGCCACGGGGGCACGCTGCAAGCGATTGCCGCGCGCATGATGCCACGACCGCGCGTGCACGGCCCGAGAATTTCCCCGGCCGGTTGGACTTAATGCTTCCAGAAGGCGGTCACGAGGCCGCTAAAGACGCTACCAATCGCCGCGGCAGCAATCGTGATAACTGTGAGCAGCGTCCCGGTGACGCCGCTATGGCGCGCGCGATCCTGCTCCAGTGCGGCGATGCGTGAGTTGAACCCACCCATCGTTACCTGCATGTCACGACGCATGTCCGCAATGGCGGTCGAGGTCTGGCTCTCGAACCGGTCCATGCGCGACGGCAGCGTGCGCACGGTGGCGTTAATTTCACCCAGCATGAAAGTCGCATCGCGGCCAAGGGCCATGCGATTATCGCGGCTCTCGCCGACTTCATCCCGTTCTTCACTCATGGAACCGCCTCCATTACGGCAGCGGTAACAGACGTACCTTAAGACGCCGTAATCAACGACGCGCGTCCCGCCCGGGCGTTGCTTCGACCCCCATGATCGAACAGCCCGCCGTGAAGACGCCCTTGGTGCCCTTCTCGACAAGCACCTTGGCCTCGTCCAACGCCTTGGTCTGGCGCTGAATACACTCGTCATAGGTCATCGGCTCCGACGTGCGCACACGCGGTTCCTCGCCCGGGGGCGAATAGATCATGACCAGCACAGCAAAAACCTTGAACATGACACCCTCCTTAGTGGCGCAACGCTGGCGCGTTGGCGACTTCCTCGATCAACTCCATCTGTCGCCCTAGCTTCTCCGTTTCGAGGTCAGTCTCACGGCACAGATAGGAAATCGTCTTGTTGATAGCTTCTTCATCAAACTGCTGCTGGGCCAGCATCCCGCTCGTCATGTCAAGCACCTGCGCCCGCGTCACCAACCCATAGACAGTCAGCGCAGTCTGTAGGAACTGCGCATACGCCTCAGGCGTCATGTTAACATTATGCGCGTAGAGCAGCGCAAGGAACACGTTCTGCTTGACCTGAGAACCCTCTGCGCGAAGGTCATTCCGATCGAACCGCTTCGCGGACATTAGTCGGCCTCCTTCAGAAGCTCCCATATCTTACGACGGTCAACTTCCGTCATCTGATACCCTAGAGAGTGGACCGTCTGTAGAGTTATCCCGAGCGGCACAAGCTTCTTGCGCATCTTGCAGACCACCACGTCCACAAGTTTTATCTGGCTGGGCTCCGACTGGTTGCCATGGTCAGCAGCAAGCAGCAACTGCTCACGCGAGGCGTGGCCGCGACGCAGGATAACCAGCAAAAGTCGTCCTTCTTGGGGGGTTGTCTTCACCTTGCGCGACAAGAGCATGACAAGATCGTCGTCATCGAGCGTCGCAAGGGTCTGGGGCACGCAAGGGAGGCGCGTGAGCCGCGTTCCGCCGGTCGGCCAGTCTTCGGAGGGCATCGAAACGAGCCTACCAGCGGCGATTGCGTCGTGCAAAAAGGGCCGTAAATTCTCGTCTGAGACCCTGAAAATCCGCTTTAATGCCCCTATTGGGACACCTTCGTCGGCTGCGCGCTCAACCATCGCACGGTTGCCAATCCAACTGTCTAGACCCGGGTCTTCGATCATGGGAACACATGAGATACGCCCCTACCCCTTGGGAGCATAGGGGTAGGGGCATCGCCAATGGACGCGTCGCATTTACGCAGACGCGGCCGGGGAAGCAGAAGCAACGACCGCGGGCGCAACAGCCGCGGCGGGCTTAGCCTTGGCGGGGGTAGCAGCGGCCGGCGCAATACCGACAGCGGTCTCAACCGAACTTACGCGTGCCTCAAGAGCGGCAAAGTCAGACTTTGCGACGGTGACGAGGCTGGTCAGCCACGTCGCGCCGGGCGCGAGCAGTTTGGTGGCAACCCAGTAAGCGAGAACAAGAACACCGAACAGAGCGAAGCCCTGACCGGCGTGAGCACCGAGGAACTCGAACATGGAAGTCTCCCAACGTTTGGGTGAAGCATCAATCGGCGATGATATTGTCGCCGGGTTAACAGACGGTAAAGGTCGATCCGTTGTTACCGAGACGGTAACAGCTGGACGCGGCGACGGCCGCCTGTCTCGTGACACAGTCTCCTGTGTAACCTTGGCACCACCGTGGGCCGCTGCGATGGCGGCTTTACAGGTGGCGCTCACCTGTGACTGGTTGGCGGCCATGCACTTGACGATGGCAGGGATGCCCTGTGGGATGGCGCTCGTGCAGAGCCGGAACGCATCTGGCGCGCACGCGGTGCGCTCGGCCGCCGTGTAAGCCTGCGCGCCCGCGCATAGAACGCCGACGCACGCTGCCGCGTATAAGTGCCGTTTCATGACCGATCCCCTAGAAGAATGATGCACGACACGGTGCAAACGAACCCGAGAATGAGAACCAAGATCACTACGTCCAACATGATACCCTCCAGCCGAAGACGGTAGTACCATAGCCACCTGCCCGTGGCAAGTGTTGCACGCGATAATAAACAGCAAGGTGGTCATCAGCACGCGAAGCAATCGGGTCATGACTTATCCGTGGGGATGGGCAAACCGTCGCCAGCTACGTGTTCCAACGCCTCCGCGAGTGCCTGCCGCCCCGGCACAGTGTCCACTCCAAGCTTAGAGGCTTCATCCAACAACTTTAGAATTTCTGTGACGGTCACCTTGCAGACCGCTTCACGCAACGCGGGCGTTAAAGTCGGGTGCGCCATCGTCCAGTCGGTGGTATATTTATTACGCCACCTGAACTGAGTAATTGTCATCTGTTGGGCGAGCGTAGTCTGCAACGTTTCGATCTGTCGCCGGATGCGTTCGATCTTCGTAACATCTTCGAAAGTGAACATTTTTCCTCTCAAGACGGTGAACACCATCAAAATTGACCTCTGTCGAAGCCGTGGGCTTCAGACACTTCGGCCGCGAGCGCCTTGAAGACCTTACCGTGCCCGTGGCCGATATTCATACGATGCATGTAGATATGCACCATTTCATGCGCCAGCGTCTTCAGCAAGGTGAAGCTGTGCGTATGGTACTTGCCGGATATCTGGATTTTGTAGGGCTTGGTATCGTCCGGCGGGTAATGGCACCAGCCGTACGCACGGCCGGCACCAATAACCTCGAACTTCACGTCATCCTCGTCCGGCATGTTCCAGCCATTGAACGGCTCCGTCTCCGCGAGGTACGCGTAGCCGGCGCGCAGAATGGCTGGGGTAACCTTCACCGTTACCTCCCCGGGTCAGCCGGCCGTGGTGATCTTGGTGACGTGGTGCGCGAGCATCCCCGAAACAGCGAGGGTATCCAGATCGCGTGACGCCCAGAAGTATGACGGGAACGCTACCAACGGCTGGGTCGGATGACGCGAGCACATGGCAACATAACAGATATCGGGTAACTTGCACTCGCCCTTCTCGATATCATCGGCGAGAGCGCGAAGCATATCAACCGCAGAGGTCCAACTAGAACCATCGGCCTGCTTGGCCTGCGGGAAGGGAATGATAAGCGACGGCGGCTTGGCGGATGCCATCAGCCGGCTCTTACCAAGGGCGACGATGTTCTCAGGTGTCTTCTTGTCGGTCATGGTGTCCTCCGTGGTGTAGAGGAACTAGGTGTCTCACACCTTCTTGAAGCTGTCAATAACTGTTGCCCAGAACCCTTTTGCCGGCGGGAGCGGAGTAACCGGTGGAGTAACCGGCGGGTGCTGCGTAACTGGCGGCCGCGGGTTAGTCGAAATCTGCGGCAAGGTAGCCGACGCTGCCGCCGCGAGAACCGGGGCGAAAGGGATCAGGAGGCCGGCGTCGGCGAGCGACTTCTGGACGGTGTTGGTGTCCATGTTCATACCTTGCCACCGCTCACCCGGATAAATCTTCTGGAGCAGCGTCCACGCGTTGGACGCGACATAGTCCTTGTAATGCGCCCACCCCGGCGACCCTGCAACCCACGTGTTGGTTACGCGCTTGGTACCTTGCATGGTCAAGCACGTCCAACCTGAGCCGTACGAGCCAACCGTGGGGCGCCGGCTGGCCGGCAACTCGTTGAACACAACGTTGATCGCGTCGAAGTACGCAACCTCGTTGGTGTTGATCTGCGTGGCGGTCGCGTCCGTGTCCACCGCGAAGTAGACGCACAGCGACGAGGACGGGGGCAGACCCACGCTCGGCAACCACGCCAGAACCTCGCGTGCATCACGCGTACCGGAGGGGCCGTCAACGCCTTTCCCGTTCGCCATGCCATACCCTTCGACCACGATGCCGACCGGCATGCCGAGGACCGCCCAGCGGCGCGCCTCCGCGGGCGTAAGGCTCTTGCCGCTGTCGTGGCCGTTGGTGAGAGGGTTGAAATAGCGCATGACGCCAGCGGCGCCAAAGGCCTTGATGGTGCTACCTTTCGCCGAGTAGTCTTCTGCACAGTCAACGACGAACATGATACCCTCCTGTTACCTTTACACGGTGGCAAGGTAAAAATAATCTGGGGTTCCACTGTTGGTATCCGGTTTGTCACCCCGAACCGCCATCTGCCTAAGGAATTACTCCAGTCAGCATAGATGGGGGCGGTTGCCCGCTTTTCCTCCGGTGTGGTGTGAGAGCCCGACTTACAACCTAGGTTACAATCGGGGCCCACACCTGCTACATACCGGGCCGACTTAAGCCGGACCGGTTTCGCCACTGGCACCGGTTGCGGATGTAGCGCCCGCACCGCCAGTGGGACCCGTGGTGCCTGAAGGTCCAGCCGACGCGGGCGCGGTAAGCGCGGCGTCGAGGGCCTGCACCTGAGTGAGGATGGTCTGCAACCCTGTTACCGCCGCGGTAATCGCCGCCTCGTCGGTCGGGTCGATGGTGGCATTGCCGAGCGCGGTCTGCAAGGCAGCAAGCGCGGTCTGCGTATCGGTGGCAAGCTTGCTGACCGCCGTCTGAAGCGCGGTCACAAGCTGGGTCAATGCAGCGACTTGGGCATCCATGGCGATGATCCTCTCAAGGACGGTATCCAGTTTCCGATGAAGGTGGGAGAAGCTGGAGGCTATCTCGGCGTCCATACTGTCCCCCTCTCGTCAGGCTCACGGTGCTTTGTACTCGCGGGGTGTGAAGGTGTCAAGGGGGTTTGGGCGACCGTGACACCGTTGTACCTTAACAAAACCTTAAGGCTCCTTTTTGGTTAATCTAAATTTCCGTACCGGGTGGACTTGCCCGCGCGGGGTGGGGTCTGGCCAGAGTGGGGGTGGGCAAACCTTCGCCAGCGCGGACATGAAAAAACCCGCCCGGTTGCCCGGGCGGGTCGCAAGGTGGGGATGGTGGGACGGTCAAGCCCGGATATAGGCGTTCACACCCAAGTGCAGGACCTTGCCGCCTGGAAGACCGATCGCCTTGTTGCCGTGGGTCGAGGCAACGACCTTGCTCTTGCCAGAGGCCGACGCGGTGGCGCCAGTGAGAGCGTCCGGGGACACGTCGATGACAATGGCGAGAACGTCCTTGCCGTCCATCTTGGTGATTTCGTATTTCATAGCGGTACTCCTTGCGTTGGGTTGGGTGAGAACCGGGCCGTCCGGTTCGCTCTTGGCCGCCTGGACAAGGTTAACGGTCGCTTACTCGGCTCGGATCGTGCGGAGACCACAGGCCGATCACGCCCACATGGATCACAGAGACAAACGCGCGCATCCAGAACGCCCATGTCCCCTGTGTTTGCAGGGTCACAACCTGCGGTAGGTGTGAGTTCCGTGGCGTGAGAGCGGTAAAAGTGACGATTTTAACCTTGTTACCGTGCTCGGATTTGGAATTCTTACACATTAGACTTCTCCTAGAGCCATGCTGATATGTGTGGCCTTCCAGACAAGTTGACAAATTCGTTTTCGCGCCGTTGGCGGGCTGCGAAAAGTTAACGACTTGCATATTTCGCGGCGTAAGTTAATTCGTCAGATACGTTTTCGGAGTTGACAAATTAAGTTTTGCAAATTCAAGTATCTGCAACCATTGACGAATTTTCTTAATCTGTCAATTTGTCAAAGATTTTTGGGTAGGATACCCTAAAAGGGACTTCGACATTGATATTATTCGGTGACCTAACAAAAGGTAAAGCTAATTTGTAAGAAAAAGTTGACAAATTAGCTTTACCTTTTAGTAAGGCACTCAACTATCCAATCAATTAAAAAAAACCGTAGTCTTGTTTTTTCGTTACTTTTTCTTAACTTTGCGAATTAATATCAATGTCGAAGTCCCTTTATAGGTATCCTACCTAAAAATCGCTTACAAATTGACAGATTAAGAAAATTCCTCAATTGGTTCAAAGACTTGAATTTGCAAAACTTAATTTGTCAACTCCAAAAACACGTTTTGCGAATTAACTTAATCCAGGAAATATGTGAACCTTCGCACTTTTTGCTTGACATGACTGCGAGACTATCTCATAATTCGCAGCATCCAGTGTAACTTATGGAGGCGTAAATGTCCCGCTCTAGCAACGTTTCATATCACGATGGTGTGTGGCGTGTGCCTGTGTATCCCCTGATCCAACGGATCAACCGCAAGCTTGCAACCTTCGTACCACACCGGGAGTTGTATCACCGATATGGGACAAAGGACTACTATCTCAGGTCCTATGCTCTAGGGGGAGCCCCTCTGAAGGATATAGGGCCGGTCTATTACCAGCATTTGATTGGTCTTGCTGACTACATTTCGCTGTGGACGGGTAAAGAAAAAATGCACAATCCCAAAGTTGTCATCGATAAAGATTTAACGACCTATGCCAACGAGCCTTGGCCTGCGCACATGGCATTCGACATGCTTTCCAGTCGTCTTGCCGACGCGGCGAATTTGCTCGTGCACGAAGGTTGGAAGGTGACACCGCCTGTTACCGCAACGGTAACGAACGGCGCCTTGCTA